CGGCAAATACCTGTAATCAAGATGGATAACCGAAACTTTTAATAAAATAATATTTTTTATAAATAATTTGTTTAATTAAATTAATTAAACTAATTTTGAACTCTAAAACAGAATAACATGAAATTAAACGCAATCGAAACTCACGAAACTATTTGTGCTTGGATAGCAAGCGCAAATAAAGAAGTACAACTTAATGTACTAACTATTTTTATCACAGAAACATTTGCAGGTCGATTTACTAGAGAATCAAATGTATTGCATGGGCAATGTATAGATAATATGCTTGCTAAAATTGAAGCTAGAAGATTTGCTATTGGAATATGTGAGAACATAGGACTGGAAAGCATTCACCAAATGGATTAATTAAACTTTAAAATAAAAACACAATGAAAACAACAACAACAATTCAAGTTACAACAACAAAAACAGAAGCAACAGAGGTTACATTACCTTATTACTCAAAGTCTGAAACAGGGATGTTTTACGACAAGATTACAACAGAGGGCAAATCAGTTAGAATTGAACCCGATGATAATTGCATTAAAGTATTAGGCTATGAATGTACAAATAAAATCGAAATCACAGCCGAAGAATTTAACGCAAAATTCAATGAGGTATTAGCTAACATTCAAAACTTAAACAAATAAACATGAGCAAGTTAATAAGCACACTTCCACAACCTATTCGAGAAATAGCGGAACAAAGAAGGACAAATGATACAGGTGATTTAATAAGAGCTTTTACATGGCATAACACTCCCGAAGGTTTGGATATTTGGGAGCAAGTATCTAAAGGTAATTATAAGACATTTTACGACTTCCACAACATCATAGACCCTAGTATTATCACACAAGAAATACTAGCTAAAGCAGCAAACGAGGCGCATCTAAAGACTAAAGAATATACATACATGAACGGCTTTAACGATGGCGTAAAATTCCTAGTTGAAAAATTAAACATTAAAATACAATAACATGAGCAAGTTACCAGCACTCAATGAGAAAATGACAATCACGAAACTATTTGACGGATCTATTGATGCCGTTCCTTTAGAACATTTAAACGTAATACTATCAACACCACCGCCTAGCGATTGGGTTAAAACACACCCATATATTAAAGGCTATCAGTATTTGCCAATTGACAAAGTAGAATATCTATTAAAACGCTGCTTCAAAAAATATCAAATTGAAGTGAGAAAAACAGGTCAATTACTTAACGCAATAGAAGTTAACGTAAGAGTACACTATTTAAACCCAGCTACTAATGAAATGATGTTCCATGATGGAGTAGGCGCGCAGGAATTACAGACGCAAGCAGGTACAGGCAATCTAAAGTTAGATATGTCAAATGTGAATCGAGGTGCAGTTACAATGGCGTTACCAATTGCTAAGAGCGTAGCTATTAAAGATGCTTGCGACCACTTTGGGGATTTATTCGGAGCTAATTTAAACCGAAAAGATACAATACAATTCTTCGGAGATAGTCAACTACTAGCTACTATTGGGATTGATGAATTAACAGAACTATTTGAGCTAAAACGAAATGTTATATCAGCCAATGACTTACCAAATTATGAGCGAATCATAAACAACCAAGAAACTGACAAATACAAATTTTTATACAACCAATTAAAATCATTATAATGAACACAATAAGAAACGGAGCGTTTAATAGCTCGGAAATAGTCGCACTTGTCGAAATGGGTAGCCGCGAAATGACAAGCGAGGAATTAGTAGAATATAAGAAAGCCAACCCAACATCAAAAGCTAAAACAATGAAATGTCCTTTGATGTTCAGTAAAGGTGGGCAAACTTTCATCAAGCAAACAAATCAAGAACGTAAGGCAAAAAGAAGCCTAGATACTAACGAATCAAGTAGAGCTACAACATGGGGTAAATTAGTTGAGAGGTGGCTAATGTATGAGCGACCAGATATAATAGGACTAGAATATACGTTAACACCAAACACAACCTTAGCACACCCATTACATAGTAATTATTGGGTTGGTTCGCGTGATGGACTTAATAATAAGACCAAAGCGGTTATTGACATCAAATGTCCATATACAATCGGTTCATTCTGTAATTTTGCCGATTGTATAGATATTGAGCAAGTACGCGAGGAACATACAGACGGAGATAAATATTATTGGCAGTTGACTTCAAATGCTTGCATAGGTGAAACTGATAAAGCCGAATTAATAGTGTATATTCCTAATTTAGAAGATTTGGCAGCGATTCAACAATATGCGGTTAAGTTGTATAATGATGGCGAAAAAGAATGCTATTTTATTGCGAATGCTAGTTATGAAGAATTGCCATATTTGCCTAAAGAATCATTATATAAGAATAAAATTGTGTTTCAATTTGACATACCGGAACATGATTTAGATTTTCTTACAAACAGAGTTATTTTAGCTGCTAAAAACTTAATACCATGAAACAGGAACAAACACAACTAAGCAAGTATCACATCGACTTGCACATGAGAAATTTAGATAGTAAAGACTTGGAACTAATAAAATCAGTTTGCGCAAAACTTCATGTTAGCCTATACGATTTTTTTAACGTGGCTTCAGAACATTATATTTCAGAAGCTAGGAAAGTAGTTACTTATATTATGGTAGAGCATGATAATTATTATTTTGAAAAGATTATGACTATAATTAGAGCGTCTAAATTTCATCGAAGCAATATCCATTATTTGTATAATCAGTCAGTCAATCATTATAAGAATGAGGATAAATTCCGAAGCATTGTAAATAGTATTTTACCAATCTGCCCAAAGTTTACAGGGTTGCATTTTTATCCATCCAACACAAAAAACTAAAAACATGATACAATTAACAGGAGAAATGTTTGACAACCATGTCAACAAACTAAATATATACGAATATCAACTAATTAGATTGGCTACTGAAATGATGAATATTCCACAATATGAATACAACTTTTACGGAACTAAATTCCTAGCAGTTATTTCACCATCAGTCGGTAAAAATATACTCAAATGTCGCGCCCTAATTACACTAGTATTAAGAGCTAGAAATTATACATACGAAGAAATTTGTAAAATCATAACCGTTAAGAGATTAACATGGGCTGGTTCAAGATTGAACAATTTGCAAGCGTTAGAGTTAATTCGCAATGATTCTGATTTTTTTAATAGCTATAAAAATCTAATTGCAGCATCAGATGAATTTTATATAAAAAGTCCTATTTATGAAAAAAAACTTGATAAATAAATTTATTGTATAATTAAATTATATATTCGCTTTTTAAACATTAAACACAAAACAAAATGAAACAACAAGAGTATGAAGATTTCTTAAAAAAGAAAAGGCACACCATAGGAAACTTTGGTTTTAAGCCTAATTATTTTCCTGATATTGGATTCGATTTTCAAAATCAGATCATTCAAAAAAACATTGAAAAGGGTAGAATAGCAAATTTCCTTGATACAGGATTAGGTAAGACATTAATACAAATTGCAACAGCATACAACATAGTCAATCACACTAATAAAAAAGTATTGATTTTAACACCTTTAGCCGTTGCATTTCAATTTATTTTAGAAGCTGAAAAGTTAGGAATTGATGACATTGAATATTCAAAAGACGGCAAGCATACAAAGAAAATAGTTATTTGCAATTATGAAAGATTACACTATTTTGATTCAAAAGATTTTGTAGGAGTTTTGCTAGATGAAAGTTCAATATTAAAAAACTTTGATGGTAAAATAAAAAGTCAAGTAACATCCTTTGTTAAAAAACTACCTTATCGTTTTTTGTCAACAGCAACTCCATCACCTAACGACTTTATTGAATTGGGAACAAGTAGTGAGGCATTGGGTTATATGGGTTATATGGATATGTTAGGCAAGTTTTTTAAGAACAATCAAAATGATACAGGAGGAAATAATAATATAGGCGAAAAGTTTTATTTAAAGCCTCATGCCGAAAGGGATTTTTTTGCTTGGGTTAATCAATGGGCTATTATGTGTAAAATGCCTAGCGATTTAGGATTTAGTAATGAAAGATATAATTTACCAGAATTGATAGTTAATAAACATATTGTAGAAAACCAAAGTATGTTTAATTCAGACGGACAAATACTAATGTTTACACCTATTGCAAAAAGTATGACAGAGGTAAGACATGAGCAAAAATGTACCGAGCAAAAGCGATGCGAAAAGGCAATAGAACTAGCAAAAGACAAAACTAGCGTGTATTGGTGTAATACTAACAATGAAAGCTCAATACTAAAATCTAACGATAAGGAAGCCGTTGAAATAATTGGTAGTCAATCAATAGAAAAAAAAGAAGAAATACTACTAGCTTTTGCAAATGGTGAAATTAAGCGACTTATAACAAAAGCTAAAATGACCTCAATGGGTTTAAATTGGCAACATTGCAATCATTCGGTATTTTTTCCTACATGGAGCTACGAACAATACTATCAAGCTATAAGACGTTTTTGGCGTTTTGGACAAAAGAATAATGTTACTATTGATATGGTAATTTCAGACGGGCAAACTAGGGTACTAGAAGCATTGCAGCAAAAAACAAAGAAAGCTATTGAGTTATACGAAAACTTGACTAATAATGTAAACGCAACATTTACAGACCACAAAAAACAATTTGACAAAGAAATAATTTTACCAAAATTTTTAAACTAATAAATAAAACAACATGACAACACAGCACAATGTAAAAGAACAAGTAATAACAGATAGATACGCTATTTATAATGGCGATTGTATGGATTTGTTACAAACAATGCACGATGAAAGTATTGATTTAAGTGTGTATAGCCCACCATTTAAAGACTTATATACTTATTCAAGCTCACCAAATGATTTAAGCAATGTTTCGAGTGACGAAGAATTTATTACTCAATATGAATTTGTAGTAAAAGAAATGGCAAGGGTTACAAAAAAAGGTAGAATAAATGCTATACATTGTACTGACTTGTTTAAATATAATGGGGCTTTATCAGACTTTCCAAGCGAAATAATAAAACTTCATGAAAAGCATGATTTTACCTACATGAGTAGAATTACTATATGGAAAGAACCTTTAAGAGTAAGGCTTAAAACAATGGTTCAATCTTTAATGCACAAATTTATAGTAGAAGATTCTACAAAAAACTACCCAGCTATGCCTGATTATATATTATTGTTTAAGAAAAAAGGGGATAACCAAGTACCAGTTACTCACCCTTTTGGGTTTACTCATTATGCAGGAACAACACCAATTTTACCAGAAACGGTAGGTATTTATAATCGTGCAAATGATACAGATTTTAAAAGTGGGGCTGAACTATGGGGATACATTTGTGAAAAATATCAAGATTACCAAGACGCAGGAACAAATAAAAAAAGTCATATAATTTGGCAAAGATACGCCTCATCAGTATGGGATGACATTAGGGCTGAAAATTGTTTGCCTTATAAAAATTCAAAAGAAGAAAATGACGAAAGACACGTAACACCTACTCAATTAGATGTTTTAGATAGAATTGTAGATTTATACTCAAATCCAAATGAAATTGTATTTAGCCCATTTTTAGGATGTGGTAGCGATGCTTTTAGCCCTGTTTCAATGGGTAGAAAAGCCATAGGAATAGAACTAAAAGACAGTTACTATAAGCAAGCGATTTTAAACATGAAAGAAGCCGAAAAAAGATTTAATAAAAATGCAGTAAAGCAGCAAAAATTATTGTAAAAATTTCTTAAATTCGCATAAGTTTAGGTACGGACTAGGTACTAATTAATATATAACTTTATTGCCCCTTTTTTGGAAAATGAATCTAGTCCATTCAGAAGTACAGAAAGGGGTTTTTTTATAACATGATTACAATCGAAAGATGCTTGAGATTACTTGATAGTAATTTCTCATTAGTTACTCTCGGAATCGACAAACGAGCAAACTATACCTGGAAGAATAACCAACAAACAATCATATCTAAAGACGAATTTAAAATTAGATATAATTATAAAGGTGGCATATTCTACACTAAGAAAGGCACAACTGAAAAGACAGAACTTGCTCCAACGGAAAACATAGGACTAATTACAGGATATAATAACCTTGAAGTTATCGATGTTGACTTAAAAGTATTTCCAACATTACCACAACAACAAAACTTCTGGAATGAGCTTTACAATTGCCTAAAGGACAATATAGATGACTTTGATTTAAAGTTTGTAATTTATAAAACTAAGAATCAAGGATACCATATCTTATACCGATGCAATACAATAGCTGGAAATGAGAAAATAGCGAAACTCGAAGGACATAAAGAGTGTGTAATTGAATCGCGTGGCGTTGGTGGATATGTTGTAATTTACGAAAACAAAATATCAAAACTTGAATACTTAGATATTCAACTTAT